TATCTGTAGTATTCCCTCCCTTTAGTGCTTCTACTCATATTGTAGTACAGACTTTGTAGTGTGTCAAGCACTTTTTATAAACTTTTTTGTGGTTTTTTGTAGTGGTTCATGTTGTTACTTTTACTTTACTACAGACTTTGTAGTGTGTCAAGCACTTTTTATAAACTTTTTTGTGGTTTTTTGTAGTGGTTCATGTTGTTTGTTGTTGTCTGCAATCATTGTAGACGTTGCATTTGACGGGATCCAATCGCTGACAGGATCCCATAAAGTGGAATCGCTGACGGGATCCAATCGCTGACAGGATCCCATAAAGTGGTAATTGTCGATAGGCATTTTTGAGGATCCTAAAAGTGGAAACGTTGCTTGACGTTGACAGACGAGTAGGTTTGACTGATGCTGGAGAAAGTTGAAGAATTTACCATGTGGTAGGTTGTATGGGTGCTGATCCATATGATGGGTGTAGGGACAAAAATTGGAAGTTGCGCCTTGAGACGAAATGCCGGGCGGGCGGGGACGCCAACCCCCCACCAAACACACATAAATATCATCAACTTAACTACACTACACATCTTGTCATCTCACGCAAACTAACGTAAAATTATATCCAAACCGATTCGATTCTCTATTCCACAACATTTCAAGGAGGGAACTTAACAACCATGCTTCTCGAAGCCTTGAAAGCAAACGAATCCTTCAGGCGATTGCCTATCGAAAAGCAAGAGATTTTCGCACGGCTTGCTTCAGTTTTTGAGGATAATGAACTGGCGCTATATCTCAGCCCACAGGAACTTACCAGCAAACTTCAGATCGGAAATAAAAATCAATGGCAGGAATTTCTCAACATGGAAATCGTTCGGCAATACATTAAGGGGCAGATGGCGCAGATGGCGCAGATCGCCACACGGCGCACATTCAAAGCGCTGAAAGAGCAAGGCGAAAGTGGAAACGTTCAGGCGATTAAACAGATTAACGAACTTTCCGGGGTTTTGAATTCTGGAGACGACAACAAAGTCGTTGTTCTCCACAGAGTTGAGCGACCAAAGGAGGTGTTTATCCGTGACACAACAAACGAAGCAACTAATTCTCAATCTGATCCAGTTTAACATTCAAAGAAATCAGGAACTCGATCTTCAGGTGCTTGCCAACAGCATTGCAACACTGGCAAATGCTTACAAAACGATTTCAGATGCGGAAGTCGATCAAATCCGCTTGCAGCACGAAACACAACTCACCAAAGCAAAGCTGCAACTCGAAGCGCAACAGGCACAACTTAACGCTACCAAGGTGTACGGCGATTTGAGCATCAAGGAAATGCAGGTTCAGCAAGCCAATAACCAGCGAACAAGCGATATTCGCTGAAATCTATCAGCTAATATAGCTTGGAAGGGAGGTTTCCAGATGAAATGCGGTGCCTGAACTGCTATACAGCGGATATGGTAACTCCGCAAAATGGACATCCAGCATATATCGAATGTCCGGCTTGTGGATCTATTGAACTGACGTATGAACCACAAGATTATCAGGTAGAGTCCCATACAGTCCCGATTCGCAAAGTGTGGAACGAAAAGAAGGGAAAATGGGAATCTGAACTTCGGATTATCGGTTGGTTCGGTGGTTATGGGAGCGGCAAATCTCGTGCAAGTTTGACGGAAGTACTGTTAACAGCGCTGGAAAGTCCAAAAGGAACGGGTCTCCTGACAGCGCCTACACTTCAGCAACTAAAGCGTACAACGCTCAAGACGTTTTTTAACGAAGTTTGCCCGCCACCGCTCATAAAACGATATAATAAGTCAGAAGGTCAGATCGAACTCGTCAACGGATTCATATTTTACACGGTTCCTTCAGACGAAGAAGAAAAAATTCGATCTATAAATGCCGGAATTATTCATATGGAGGAAGCATCCGGGATCAAGCGGACGATTTACGACCAATTATTGACCCGTATGAGAGATCGATTTGTTCCGAATCGACTTTTGGCGGTGTGTTCAAACCCGGATATTGGATGGATTAAGGAAATCTTTGCAGATAATATCGCCAAAGCCGACCCGAATCATCCAAAACACGATGAATATAACCGATTTATTCACACATTTATCTGGGAAACAGAACTGAATAAATATCTTCCTTCAGATTACATCGAGGTTCAGAGTCGTGGAAAGCCTGAATGGTGGATTCAGCGTTACCTGAAAGGCAGTTTCCAACATTCAGAGGGGATGGTTTATCCGAATTTTGCAAAATGTTTAAGAAATTCTTCCGATTATTTTGAAGAACGGGGAATTGAAGATATTCCTCAAAATTGGGAGAAGTTTGTGACTCTCGATCACGGTCTGGTAAATCCGACAGCGGTTTATTGGTATGCTATTGACCCGGTGAACGGGGTTGTTGTAACGTATGATGAGCATTATAAAGCAAATATGCTTGTTCCAGACCATGCAAAAGCGATCAAACCACGTATTGACGCTATTCCAGCGGGGGTGTTACGGTTTATGGTAGCCGATCCGTCCATTAAAAATCGTACCGATGTTGTAAATGGTAAAAGTGTACAAGCCTTATATCAAGAGTACGGACTCTACTTTTCGCCCGGAAACAATGACGTTGAAGCCGGCATTCTGAAAGTGAACTCTTATATCGAACGGGGCAAATGGATCATCCTTCAGGATCGGTGTCCGAATCTTGCAAAAGAGGGGATCGAGTACAAGTATAAAGAAATCTCACTTGACGATACAAAAAATCCGGATGAAAAACCTGTGAAAAAGAATGACCATGCAATGGACTCTATACGTTACGGGTTTATGAGATTGCCGGATGACCCAAATATGCTTAAAACAGTAGGATACAGTCCGCCAATGGACTATTCGGACTATTACTTGGATGATGACGATGATGAATATGAAGAATACTCCGAAAATTACTTGAATTACGTGTAGAAAGGAGGACTATGTATGGAAGAACGTAAATTATATACGATTTACTTTACAAACGATACGTTTTTATCGTACCGTTTAACAGACGAAGATTACCGAAAAATCGGCAAAAATCTCCGCAAAAATCGAATTGTGGAAACGTCTGTCGGATTTTTACACACGAAAAACATGTGGTCTATCATCCTTCAGGTAGAACCGAAAAAAGAATACAATTTATCAGCAGACCCGGAATTGCCACCAGAATATGTAGAGTATTTAGAACTTGCACGTAGGGCAGAAGAATTTATGGAAGGGGTGAAAAGATATGACGAAGAAGGAAATTGAAGAAATGAAGATGCGGGTGAGTAAATATCACCGACGTTTCAACCGGGCAAAGTCAGAAGTTCAGTCAAAACATTCGTTATGGACTAAAATTGATACTTTTGATCGGGGCGAACAATGGAAAGACACGTCTTTGCCACCGTGGATACCTACACCTGTAACAAATTATATCCGCTATGTACGCACGTTGAAACGTGCAAACCTTGCGTCTGCGATTCCTTCAGCAAAGTTTTCTTCACGATACCTTCAATTTGCTGATGTTGTTGCACGTTTACAACGTGCATACGAACATGTTTGGGAAACAGAAGATGTTCCGAAAATTATAAGACGATCGATCGATCGAGCACTTCTTCAGGGAACAGCTATCGTTTATGTATACAATGACAATGACTTTTTCGGTGGAATATACATGAACGAAAATGATCCCGGCAATAGATTGTATCAGGGACGTATCAGAATCCAGCGGATTCCTTCAGCTAACTTTTTCCCAGACCCAGACGCTACGTCGATTGACGATCCGAATATGAAATACATGGAAATCACATCGAATCTTCCACTATCTTTAATTAAAAATAATCCACGATTTAGAGAATACGCAGGAGAATTTTTGGATAAGCTGGAAGGTTCTCATTTTTCTCAAGACGATAGCGAAACTGGATTTATCTTTAATCGTGACAATATTCCGGGCATGGGATCGCCAAGTGTTGAAGGAGATGAAATCGTCACTCTTCATACGCACTTTGAACGCTTTGTTAATGACGAAGGCAAATGGCAGTTGAATATTGCATGGTATCTTTCAAATACGGATTTTGAACTTTATCGGATTGAGGATTATAAACCGTCCGTATATCCGATTGCCGTACTTTATGACGAAGAAGAAGAAGGAGACTTCTGGGGTACGTCAACGGCAATGGATATTCTCGAAAATCAAAAAATTATCAATAAAACGTCACAAACATCTTCGATTATTGCACTTTTACATCAAAATCCGCAAAAAGTTATACTTAAAGAGTCTGGAATTAATGCTCAAGAGATGGCAAGAGAGGGTACGCTTCCGGGCAAAACTTGGGTGTCAAATACTGATCCACGTGCGTCTGTTCATGTTTTGCAACAGCAAGACGTTCCAAGGGGACTTCTCGAAATGGACAGTCGTATGCGTCAAGATATACGTGAGATTTCAGGAATCAATGAAGCCTACACCGGGGAATCTGTTGGAAGTCTGACTACTTCTACAGGTGTTCAGTCGTTGATTGAGAGGGCAACGGTTAGGGACAAAGATAAAATGCTTCAGATCGATGACTTTGTTGAGCAGATCAGTAATTTGATCGTGCTTAACATTATTTATCACTGGAAAGATGAAAGAGAAATTTCAATCACAGGGCCGGATGGAAAAATTATTTACGAAACATTCCAACCTCTTGACGATGCAACAATTGAGAATATCGATTGGATCGTTAAATCTGACGTATACGCTACGGCTCCAACAACGCAAGCAAGGCGCAGACAGCAAGCAGACCATTTGATGCAGTTACAAGGTCAATTCAACTTCAATCCGCCGATCATTACGGCAGAAGAATGGATTCGTTTCCAAGATTTCGATATGAAAGAAGAAATTCTTCGTAGAATTCAAGAAGATAGAAAGCGGATGGAGAGAGAACGACCGCTTCAAATTGCACAGAATCTTGTTCAGATTGCTGATATTATTCGTCAAAATATTGCTCAAGGTATGCCACAAGATCAGGCAATGCAAGCAGCGGTTCAAGCGGTGGAACAGCTTCTATCGCAACAAAATCAGCAAGATATGGCAGTTGGTAGACCGAGAGATGTGGAACAAGAGCCCGAAACACCGCAAGGAACGACAGGACAATTGGCAATGTCAAATATGGCAAGAGGTTGGTGACGATAAGCCCCGATAATTTATCGGGGTTTTCTCTTGCAAAATTTCACAACTTGTCGTAAAATACCACTCGACAAATAGGGCTTGTACAAAAGCGGTTGGTGTCGTTGCTTTTAAAGCATAATTCACCGTACAAGTCACGTTAAAATTCGCGTGGTGGGATGCGCGCAAACAACCCATAGGAGGTAATGTAGGTATGGTCAAATTTCTTCCTTTGCAACTCAATCTTCAGTTATTTGCGGGCGACGATGATGACTTTATCAGTTTCGATGATGATAATGAAGAATCTGTAGGACCGATTGAAGATTTCTTCACTGATGACGATGACGATGACGGCGACGACACTGTTGACAATTCTGAAGAATCTGAAGAATCTGAAGTTGAACCTGATTCAGAAGAGCCGGACGATGAGCCAGAACAACAACAACAAGAAGTTGTTCAGAATCAGGACGACCAAAAGCCGGTACAATCTCCAGAGGAAAATGCCAGATTTGCAGAGCAAAGAAGGCAACGACAACTTCAACAGATGTTGGAGAATATGCCGGAATATCAACTCGCAAAACAACTTTCTGATCTCTACGGGCTTACTCCAGAACAATTGCTTGAAAAAGTAAAAGAGGAACAGATTCGTAAACAGGCGAAAGAGCAAAACGTTCCTATCGAGTTCTTGCGTGAACAGCAGCGTATTAAAGAAGAAAATATGCGAACACATCAAGAACTGATGGAACTTAAAGTGAAACTTTGGAAGTCTGAAATGGATCGACAGTCAGCCGATATTAAAAAACAATATCCGGTTCTATCAGATGAAGATATTCAGCAAGCAAGACTTTACATTCTTGAAACACTTAGAAACCCTGATATTCCTTTGGAGCAAGCAGTGTTTGCATTGCACGGCAAAAAGATTGCAGAGAGTATCAAGAATCTATCGAAACAAGACGCTTTGGCGGAAGTTTCCGGACGTAAGCGCAATAGCGTTGTAAACACACCGACCGGAAAGTCAAATAAAGCGGTAGTCTTGACAGACGAAGAGCGCTACTTCGCAAAACAGTTCGGAATGACTGAAGAAGAGTATGCAAAGTATAAAGTGTAAGGAGGGATAATTTCGATGTTCGAGTACAGGAAAAGCCTTCGTGGAGACTCTATTTTCCCGATTAGGGATTACAAACTTAATAAAGATTACGCAAAAGTTGCCAAACGTGGAGATGTTGTCAAATTGAACGCTTCAGGCGAAGTTGTTGCTGCTGCGGCAAACGACACGGAAGTTCTGGGTGTTTTCTTGGGTCGAGAAATTAAAACTGAAGCAGAGACAGATTTCTACGGTAAAGTTCAAGCATCTGAAGGTATGGTATTTGAAGCCACTGTTTCAGGTACAGGCAATGTTGTAGTTGGCGCAAAACATCCGATTGCATTGACTGATGGTGATTATTCTGTGAATCTGGACTCTACGTCCAACGCAGCAGTAAAAATTATCGAAGCCACAGATCGGGGTACAGCGTATGTAACTTTTATTAACCTGCAACAAGGTTAATAGTTAATGGGGAGGGGGAGATAATTAATGCCTACAGTTAGAGGTAATTTTGCTAAGTTACTCGAACCCGGCTTGCGAAAAATCTTCTTTGAGGGTTATAAAGAAAAGCCGGAACAGTACAGCAAAGTTTTTAACGTTAACAATTCTAAAAAAGCAATTGAAACCGATCTTCGTATGGGCGGTTTCACAATGTGGAATCAAAAAGGAACGACGGATTCTACAGAATACGAAGAAATCCCAAATCCGGATATTGTTCAATACATCCATAAAACTTTCTCGAAAGGGTTTACTGTCGAGAAAGAAATGGTGGATGATGAACAATATAACCAAATTCAAAAGAAAGCAAGGGCGCTTGGACGTGCAGCACGTTCGACAATCGAACATCATGCAGGTTCCGTATTCAGAAATGCTTTTAAGTCTTTGCCGACAAATTTCAGAGGGGAGCCTTTGGTAAGTGACAAACACACAAGGCTCGATGGTGGAACAACGTCCAACTTTATTGGTAGACTTACTCTTAATGAGCAGAATCTTGAGATTGCTTTGAAACTTGCTGCTGAACAAGTGGATGAAAGAGGACTCAAGATTCAAATGACACCAAAACTTCTTGTTGTTCCTCCAGCCCTTCAGTTTACAGCAGAAAAAATCGTCAAATCGTCTTTGCTTCCGGGTACAGACTACAACGACATCAACCCAATGAAGGGACGTTTCCAAGTCGTTGTTCTGGATTACATCGGAGCGGTAGACGGTGGAAGCGACAACTACTGGTTCCTTATTGATCCAGACATCCACGAACTGAACTGGTTCTGGAGAGAGCGTTTGAACTTCAAACGTGCAACAGATTTCGATACTGACCAAGCAAAATACAAGGGACGTATGCGTTTCAGTTACGGCTGGTCTGACCATCGTGGCGTACTTGGCGCAAACCCTGATTTGCCATAATAACCTGCACAGCTATAGTATATTGCCCCCTAGTTTTCATTAGCTAGGGGGTATTTTAAAATATGGAGGTAATTGATATGCAAACAGAATTTGGTGTTATTGTGACAATGAAAGAGCAGATCATGTACAACATTCTGAAAGAATTGAAGAAATCTAACGAACTCCTTCAGTCATTGATTGACAAACAAGGCGTCGTTATTGTTAAAGAATCTGAACTTCCGATAGAGCCGGAGTCAGAAAAGAAAGTAAATAGAAAAAAGAAATCCGACCCAGAAAAGGCATCTGAAGAGAATACATCCGTGGAATGAGGAAATAGTCCGAACGGAGGTAAAGTTTAAATGCCTTACTATAAGCGCATGGATATTCAGCCTGTGCAGTTTGTTGATGATGATGGTAACCCAATACAGTTTCCGACAATAGTAGGCGGTAATTCTAAGTCAGAGCTTCGCTATAAAGGCGCCACTATCTATTTGGAAAATGGTATCGATTATGAAGCCCGTATTAGTCAACTTGCGGACGACGGATGTAATGCGCTTCAGTTAGTTACTATATCATCGACAGATCATGCAACTTCTAATGTTGTTAGTCGGTTATTTACTGATCAACAGTATCAAGATGTTATTGATATTGCAAAATCCAAGCGGCTGAAAATAATCATGAAAAATCATATCCGTGCAGAAAATCTGTCAGCAGGTTCATCTCCCAATCCAACTGACCCTGAATCTTGGTTCGCAAGTTGGAAAGAAAGGTTGCTTGAATATGCTGAGTTGGCTCAGAAAAATGCGATTGAGCAATTTTACATCAGCAACGAGTTTTATCGGATAACCACTCCGCCGTACTATGATTATTGGGCGGATATTGTGACGGAAGTTCGTCGTGTTTACAATGGCGAAATCGCCTGTGCGTTGGGTGCAGTTTATGATGAGGACTTGACGGCGACGCATCTTCCACTTCTTGATGTCATTGGATTTAACCTATATCCGAAGTTGTCGCTCGATGGTGTAAATGCGACAGTTGAGCAACTTAAAGCACGATGGTATTGCGACTTGCATCGTGTTAACTGGTTTGATCGACTGCTTCGGGTAAAAGAGATGTTTGGAAAACCGGTTCTTGTGTCCGAAGTCGGTTGTGTACCGAAAATCGGCGCCCTGTACATCCCATCCATGTACGAGTGGACAGAGTTTGATGAGGATACACAACGTAAATTTTACGAAGCGGCGTTAAGTGTTTTGCTAAATAACAACATTATCGAAGGATTCTTTTTCTGGGGGCTGAACGGCTCTTTCAGGTATCAGTCAAATCCTTCAGTTGTTCAAGTCGTCCGCAAATATCTTAAAGGAGGGGTCGTATGATGACAGACTTACCTGTAGGGTCTACTATAGGCGGCGTGAAGATCGTGACGGAAGGCTCGCTCGGACAGCTTGTAGCATCGACAGCGACATATTCGACGCGATTAATTTATCCGACGGACAATCGCAACAAGTGGACAAAGTTGGCTGACATCAAGATCGGTCGTGATAATGGGTATGCGTCCGGCGAGATCGCGTTTATGGGCGGATATAATCAGACTATTACCAAGACGCAGAGAGGTAAAATCCGGTTTCGGATTAAAGTCATAAAACCGGGACAGTCCGATTATATGATTGAGCTTTATCTCTCGGACTATAAACTCATTCGCCCATCGGATGTGGCAATTGTCGTCACATCAAATACGTCAGGTACGCCTTACGGTCTATTTGAAGCCGGGCTATACTTACGGACTCGTGATTATCACGACCGGATTTACTTTAGCGGTCAGCAGATCGCTCAGTTTGAGTCTCAGGTGACGCTACTTAACGATCAGCCGTGGGAGGATAATCTACCTGCGGGGGATGTTCGATATGCGGCAGAAGATATTGTCGAATCGTTTCTGTCTGCGAACACTTATGGGACGCCTAACCGCTGGGCGCGAATCGGTATTGCCCGGTTGTTCTCGGACGCAAAGGCTATTCACGCCCGATTCGGATTCGCGACTGGATTCGGCTCAGGGTCTGATTCCGCTGTCGGCGAAGTCGAGATCAGACTTCGGAGCCGTACGACATCGCCGACTATCATCGGCGAGATCATTGTCCACAATTACAATCTGCCGATCAGTAGCGGTAACTTGAGCATTATTCAACCGTCGCAGTTTGTCGGTGTCATCACGTCGGAGGATACTACTGCCGGCGGTGGAACCGTCGAACTGTTTGTTCAGATTCCATATTCGAGCGAGCGCATCGATATCATTCCACTATACCAATCCTGCAACGAGACGGACTCCCGCGGTGGTATAGAGTGGAGAGACCAACTTAACGAGACACTCTTAAATGAATTGCCCGCGGGTACACAGATTGTCGGACGCGCGGCGGATGCTTATCAGCATCGCATATTTGCCAACGGCATCAAACTCAACCCATTATCTGTACAGCCCAACACACCATTGCGAAGCACTGGGCTATTAGCTGTGGCGAATGGCAAATCTTCTGGTGGGTGGAATCCGCTCAGTATATCTGGTAACGATTCTTATCTTGTTACACACAACGGTTCGGATTATCAAATGGTGTTTTTTGGTAGAGCCTTTACTCGCACCATTAACGCTGACGGAGAGTCAACATCGTATCAGACAACACATGGAATTGGTAAGACTCCATTCAACGTTCAGGTAACACCGCGAAACATTGCCGCACGTCAAGCGGGAAGTTTTTCAGTTAGTTACGACTCTTCAGCAGTTACACTTACCTTCGACAATCCGCCGACGGGCAGTTTACAATATGATATTTTGGTAATTTCTCTTGGAGGGGAAGTGTAAAGAAGATGAATCTTGCAACAATGATCCGCATGGTTAATGCATATGTTGATGACATTATTGACAATCAAGATATTGTCATGCTGCTCAACGATGGGAAAGATTTGATGGCATCCGAAGTTCGATGCAAGTTTCCGGACATTGAACTGACAGGTGATCTTTCAGATACTTTCGTTTTTGATGAGCAGTATCATAGACTTCCTGTACTTTACGCATCAGCAATGATCAAAGCGCAGGATTCGTCAATAGGTGAAAAGAATAGTTTTATGCAACAGTTTTACGACGGTCTCGCAACTTTCAAGGTTCATTATGATCCTCCAGCAGAGTACTGGGATCGCCCAAATTGCCAACAATTCATTGCAGAAGAAGGTCAGAAAAAGTTTGAGGTCACAAAGGAAGATTTTCATCCGGTGCGAAGTAAAGTAAATGTTTACGTTAATAGTCAAAGGGTCTATGATTATAGCAAATATCTTGGTACAATATTCCTAGATAATATTGCTGAAGGGGATCGGGTCACAATCTCTTGGCATACTGACCCAATTATGGTGAATCGTCCATTATATTATGTAGGATGGTGAAAGGTAAATGGCACGTCAAAATATAAGACACAATCCGGCAGAAAAGTTATTTGAAGCGTTCATGGATTTTTCGGGAGGACTCAACACGGAAATCACGAACGAAAAACTTATGGAAAATGAGTTCCCTGTTTGTGTTAACGTTGATCTGTCCGGACGATCTTCAGCTAGACTTCGCTACGGACGACGTGCCATTGCCACATGTTCCGGAAACACTCAAGGTGCCTTTTTCTATTACAGACATTCAGAAGAATATCCGGATATTATTATGGCAGTGAACGGTCAACTGTTTGTTAAAGAGAATGACAGTAGCACATTTTCCAAGATAACAATATACGATTCCAATGGTGATGAATTTACTTTCCAGACATCAAGAACGGTAGAAGCTATTCAATACCGACATGTGATGTTTGTTGCTACTGGAACCAGACTAGTTGAACTTGAATATGACAGTGGTTGGAAGGCAAAAGTCGTAGAACCTTATACACCTACCGTTATGGAAGCGATCTATATAGGTACCAACGGACTTGCTGACAATCCTGATGAGTATATACAAGACGGTGTTTCTCCAACTCAAAATGTTGAAGCTATCGGTATCAAGCCGCAGTACCGGACAGCAGCGAAGAATGTTCCAATCACGATGACCGCTTATATTAACCGACCTTCGGGCTATACAGACCCGGTTGAGTATAAATGGGAATATAAGCGTTCTTCAGATACCGAATGGGAAGAAATTACGAACTTTGAAGCGGATAAAAGGACAGTCGAAATTTCTTTTGACACGGCAACGAATTATGATATTCGTGTTACCGTGCGAAAAGAGAACGATTCAAATGATATTCAACCGACACAGGTTTATGTGTTGACAGGATACATTGTAAAAGATGTTGAAGATCGTACAAGCGTCATGCCTGTTTCCGGTATCCATACATGTAACAGAATCGTTCTTCACTGGGATCGGGTACTTCTGTACGGAGATACAGAGAATCCCTTCCAGATGTACATTTCCGATCTTCAAAATGCAAGATATTTCCCGGTATCGAATACGATCAACTTCGATACAGGCAAGCAAGAACCAATCACAACGGCTGTTCGATTCCAAAATATGCTAGTTGTTTTCACGAAAACGACAATCCAGACACTTGTCGGAAAATCAACAGAGGATTATGAACGCTATCAAATTCATGACGGAATTGGGTGTATCGCTGGATGGTCAGCGAAAGTTGTCGGAA